GTAGCCAGAGGTGGCAGCCGAAGGATATGAACGGAGTGAGCCAGCCGAGCCAGACGCACCACCATCAATTCGAGCAAATCGGACGTTATCCAATATGCCTAAACCGAGGTTTGTACGTGAGGTCGATACGCTGTTTACGTCTGAAAGGTTGTTAGCAGCAAGTAACGCACCGCCTAACGCTTCCGTGTAAACAACTAATGACCCACCGCTTGTATCGGTAACGGTATAAACGTTTTGGAATGGGGTTCCATCTTGGTCGCCGTTAATCCAGAGAATATCGCCGACTTTGAAAACACCATAACCATATTGCACAGAGATCGCACCAGCAGTCGTAATGACGGCTTCGGTTTGATCAGTAGAACCTACAAAGATTTCAGGGGCGGTTCCACTTAAGCCACCTGTTACCTTTGCTAACGTTCCCCAAACGACTTGAGTAGCCATATCTATAATCCTCCTTGATTATGGGTTAGACGCGTATGGATTTTCGACTGTGATCAGCGCAATTCCGTTTCCTTGGATAACTTGCGCGCCAGAAGTCAATACAGTCAGCAATTCCCAACGGTCGTTTTGTGGCACCCATGTGATAGAGGTAGACACATCTCGGTTGAAGATTTGCACCATTGCATCTTGATGCACTAATGGCACCAGGTATGTATCAATCGCAGGGCTTCCAGCAGTTGTGAACGGAATCGTGTTGATACCGTTACTGCCTAAAGTGCGAATGTCTACTCCCAAGTAGGAAGCTAAACGGTTATCAACCAATGGTCGCTTGTCGTTGTAGAACAGATTGACCACACGGTCGTCTGCTAACATTGACTGCTTGGTGATAGCAGGAAGCCAAAGAGAGGTGGAGTTTTCCATAACGTCCACGCCTTGATCCTCAAGGTAGCTCAATGCCTGAGCGAGTTTCCCCTCATTCATCCCTGTGTTAGCCCCTACGGTAGCGTCAACAGTAAAGATACTGCCGAAACCACTGTAGCTGAAAAGCGCATTGATTTTGATGTAGTCCACCATACGTGCAGCGGCTAAACCGTGCAGCTTGGCGTGATCTACGATCTTGTCATACGCGAATAGGGTTTTTTCGCCACCACCAATAACGGTCTTGAGTGCGTAGTTGTAAGGCACGATCATGACGTTAGTTGGATTTACTGGCGTGACTGGAATGTCAGCCGGTGCGAAAGTTTGTGACTCCATTTCGATGATGTCTGAAACGGGTACGTTGGTAGCCTCACCAGTGGTGCCGTGGCGTTCTTCAATGGTGTTGGCTAAGAATTGTTTGTTCTGATATTTAATTGTGACTTCGGTGTCAAACAATTGTGACGCCGTTGCCAAATCTATTTGGTCTGTCATCCTGACATCTCCCGATAGTGTTCAACATGTTTTGCGCGGACGCAAAACGTCTATTGATCAACTATCAGGTTATGGCCTAATGACCGGCTGACATTGTTCTTGACCTTGAGGACGAAGGTTATCGCAGATAGCGGGCTTGTCCTAAGATAGATTAATTCTAGTCCTAGCCCGCTTCGTTCGTCAACCCTTATTCTGGTGAGCGTATTGGTGCTGCATAGCGATATAACGTTTCTGAGCTTCGACTCGCGCCTTACCTCGGCACTTGTTCATCTCATCACGAGCGGTCATCACATCTTTCTGAGTTACGGCATAAGTACCAGCCCCACCCGCACGACCCATACCAGGTGCCGCACTGTTCAATGCTGCTTGGCGTTGGTTTAAAATTTCCTCACGCAATTCTTTGTTGGTGATAACGCTTTTCATTAACGCATCGCTCACCTTGTCACCGTATTGCTTCTTAACGAAATCTTGAATCATGTTTAGTTTGTCAGCCCCTAATTCCTTCTTGGCAGCTTCAAACGATTGAACGTTAGCCTGTGTTCTCGCATTGGTTTCACGAGCAAGCTTGTCATATTGCGCTTGAGTCAAGCCGCTATTCTTGGCAAGTAATTTAATCTGAGCAATGTCAGCCTCATGCAAGGCAACATCACTCGGCGTCATATACTCATCAGGCACTTTGGTCACATCTTCCAATTTCTTTTTAAGGGTTTCGTTTTCTTGAAATGTAGGCAGAGAGTTTTTATATCCTGCTTCCAATTCTTCTACGGTCTTAAACTTTCCAGCATATAACTTTTCGCCGCCCTCATTCGGGTTCGGAGTTTCGCTCGTCATCGGGAATTTCCTTAATCATCTGGTTAATGTCATGTATTAGCTGCTTGATGTTTCTTAACAATGAACGCCTACCATCCATGTAGGCAAATGCCGTACCCTTACAATTGTCAGGGCTAGGCTCGTCCATAAACGTCATGAGAACCATTCTATCAACCCATTGCTTGCCCAAATCTGAGCAACCAAATAAAACGTAGTCGTCATACATCTCTTTTGAAATACGCTTTGAGGCTAATAGTTCTTCGACTCTCATATTAAATTGTGACTCCTGGTGCTTCTGGTAATTTGACAGGTGATGCACCAGTAGACGGAGCCGGTAACTGACCCTCTTGAGATTTCTGCATTAATCCTTGCATGAACTCTCGTAACTGATCATCTGTAGCAAATAGGTTGGTGGGTAAATTAAATTTCTTCGTTAAGAATTTATTAGCCTGGAACAAATCAACAGTTGCAATGGCCGCACCTTCTCCAAAGAATTGTTGCTTGATCTGTAGGTTTCCTACGAAGTGATTGATGTCCTCTTGGTTTTGAAGATCGTACAGAGGTGACACGTAATCGAATTTTAATTTCTTGGTTGAGAAGCCTGGTATTTGCTGGCGTTTCTCGGTGAGCAATCCACGCTCGTTTAGAATCTTAGCGGCAATATCGAAGATTTGCTTCGGCAGTTCGTTTATCAAACGACTAATATCAGTGGCGCTAGTTCGTTGAGCGCGGTTCTCACGTATCGAGACTTCGGTAGCTGACTTCACAGGCGAATTGATTTCACCTAATGGGTCAACTTGAAAGCCTTTCATAATAACTTCCTGCATGTGCATGATACGTTGCAGTACATCGGGATGGTCTGGCATCTGCAATGCTTCTAGTGGATTGCGTCCACCAGGTTGTCGAGCTATCATCGCGCCCGACCATTGGCGTATTGAGTATGGATTGAAGTATGTACCCGCATCGTAGAACATTGGTGGGTTCGCTTTGAACGCCATGTTCTTCATGCTGTACTCACACAGCCTATTGAGATCACGAATTGTCGGTAGTAAGTCTGTGCCTACCCCACGACCTTCCGCTTCACCTGGTCTAACACGATCACGGTACACAATGATTTGTTGATAGGTAGAGTAACGCTCCCACAATACGACCAATGGGTCATCATCGAGGAACGCATAAATATAATATTGATCTTGGCCTAGTCGAATCTGACCATAGTTAACAATGTAAGTATCGTTAGGATTATCTTTTAGGTTTTGTAATTGCTTTCCTTGGTACATGGGAAAGTCTTGCAAGATTGCTCGACCTGTTTTCTTTGATGCATACCAACAGGTATTGATAAGATCATCAGTGCTATATTCAATATACAAAGCAACAGCAGGAATAGAACGAAAATATAAAGGCGTTTCATCGTCAATAGACTCGACCCATATAGCACCAGTACCGCCCACGAGGTCAAGATTACTAGAGCTAACGACACGCGAAATGTTAGACTCGTTAAGATAGAAGAAAATTCGATCATTGATTTCATCCATTAAAACTTGAGCTTGTTCGATCAACTTCTTTGGATATAGATGTGGGTCAAGGACTAGTTTGCCCCACACTCGGTCTTTCGGCAATAACAACCCATGTAAATCATTCGCTCTCTGATACGCGGCAAGCATCGCCGTGTTATCCCAAATCTGATTGGTAACAGGTTTACCCGTATCGGTATAATTGAATTTGATATTGAAGGCATCACGGTCGGGGATGACATAGAAATATAGCTCTTTGTATAGAGCAAGCCATCGGTCTTTATAAGCCCGTGCTTCCAGGAATCTTTCTTGCAATTGCGCTTTAGTTTCCATTTCCATTTATCGCCATCCTTGACGTTAAACTATTTCTTTTGATCACCTGTCACAGCGCCCATTGCCGACCTTGCAAAACCACCAAACCATCCTCCACCTTGAGGAAACGAGGGTTTTGTCGTCGCATCGTTGCCACTATACGCGGCTCCACGATCAGGCGACCAGGTTTCAGCACCTTGGGATTTAATAATGTTCATACGTTGAGAAACCAAGCTCTGACGCTTTTGCTCAAGCTCGGCTTTGTTTTGGTTTATCTGTTCTTCAACTAACTGATTAGCTCTATCTTGCGCGGGATTGTCGTTATCATCCCCACCGAATAAACCCATATCACCGCCTCCATAGCTGTAATATCTCGAAATTCCTTTTCTTGTCATACTTTAGCAGCTTGCTAAATAAATGACGAGGGTTGAACGTAAAGCCAATGTCAACGGCTCCTACGTACCTATTATACTCATTACACGAACGAACCCACCAAGGTTTCCAACCGAAACGCGCTCGCTTGTCAATCCACACTACGACCATCGCCACCAATTCCTTGATGATCTTTAGGCCGCGAATCAGTGCCACACCCTCCTTGACTTCCAATACTCTGGTGTGGACACCATAAGAATCTAGTTCATAGTTTACCCAATAATCGCCATCGTAGGTAATTATATTACAATGCTTGAAGGTTTTGCTAAAAGCTAACCTCGCTTGCACCCCGTTCGACTGGTTGTAAAAAAGGAATATCGCTATCATGCTCGTCCTTAAGCTTAGCGGCTCGGTATCGTTTCACATTGGCAATCATTGATTGCTGAAAGGTATGTATCGGCGTTCCTGGCGTTAACTCTACCTTGGCAAATTCGTCTATCTCTCTACAATGCTCGTCAATCAAATCTTCTAGCTCTTGCATAAACATTAATCACCTTAAATTGGTGGCCTATCTTCCCGCAGTGATATACGGTTTTACTCCCGACCTCTTGCGTAGCTCCGCTCATTCGGGTCTATTATCCGGCAACCTAGTATTGTCGGCCATATACTCTGGTTCTAACTCTTTAAAGTCTAGCTTATCACCGTTTACGATTGCGCCTATCGGTTTCTTATCGGGATGTATGCCCAATATCTTAATGACGCCATCCACATTGAAAGCCTTGTACTCGTAACCTTCCGGCAATGTGCCTAAGCATTTAGTATCACGCCTCATTCTTCACCTGTGGCATAAGCAATATTCTCAACCCCTCAATACTCCACTGTCTGCTTTCACTATGGATGACTTTAGCACCTTCGCAAGCCTTTTTAATTCCTTCCAAGTGAAACACCTCGGCTTGATTCTCAGGCGTCAAATCCATAAACACCAAGTTATCAGAACGTAATACTGATATTCTCATTTAGCACCATATCGCATTAAAGTAATAATTATATTCTCTGGCAATTGTCTCTCGCATCTCTTTAAATATAGTCGCCAATTCTTCAAAGTCTCGACAAAATTTATTATCAAAGTCAAACTTCTCATTGATACTCAGGTATTTAAATCTCGTCTTGAAATAAAAATGCCATTGATCAAGATGCGGCACCCAATAAAATGTAGCCTCACAATCAATGTGTGCGTACATAAATATTGCTTCCGCAAGTGACTGCGCTTGAAAAACATCACCTCTCCATATTGACATTAGCGATAATTTTTCCCTGCGCCAAATTGAGTACGATTAGCCGAGATCAATCTATGCTCCAAGTCATCAACCTTTGAGAAGCACAACGCTAGGAAATGACAATCAATCAATGCTCGATGAGCGTCAGCATAAGGCACACCCATTGCAAAACAAACGTCTTGTAGTCGATTACGAAACAATGCTACCGGCCATTTAAAGTCAGCCTTAGTACATATCCAACGCTTAGACCAAAATTCCCCGTCTAACTCTTTCACCGTCTGCAAAAACTTCTTATCAAACTCTGCATTGTGAGCGACAAACGCTTGAGCGTTCTTAGCCATATCTTTTAAAAAGCTCAATGCTGAATGAGTGTTAGGGCTGCACTTTGTCCATTCGGCTTTAATATTATTGATATGTTCCACGGGATTTGTTTCACAAGGCAAGAAGGTTGAAAAGTTTTGCAATACTACTCGATGCTCAACGTTAAATAACATTGCCCCAATCTCAATGATCTTATCGCCCTTGTCTGGATGTAAGCCGGTGGTTTCTGTGTCGATGATCAAAACGTTTTTCATTCGCTTTCCTTAGCTGTGAAATTATCCTGCTCTAATAGTTTAATATCGTCTTGCGTGTATTTCCCTGCTCGCATATCTTGAAGGAATTGCTTAATAACTTCGTGTTTATAAGCTTCTCCGTCCATGATCTTGTGACCATAACGAAATTGTGAACCACGCAAGAACCTATCCATGCTCGACAACTTATCGAGAATATACTTTTGCGACCTTCGTATATCCTCAAGCTCGGTTGTCTTTGGTTGTTCGCGAACCTTGACCGGCGCAATCTTCGCACCACCCATTGTTTCGGCAAACTCTGACATTGCTTTTTCTTTCACACGATCATGCGTTGAAACATATTCTGGTTCATCTGTCACTTTGATAGTTCCTTATAACGCCACGCTGCTTCGTATAACTCTTGATAGCATGTCTCACACAAATTCTTAACTGGTATTGTGATCGCTCTCACCGGCAACTTGACAGCAAACAAAGGCGCTCGGCAATGGTCACAACCATAAATCATTTCCTGATCATTCATTCCAACCTCTGCAATAAATAACTAACCTTGCCATGCTTATGACTGTAGCTACCTGACTCTGCGTGCCACCAAACGGATTTATAATGGAAGTTTATAGCAACGGGTTTCTTCATCGTCCGCTTACACTTATGACAATAAAATATTCCATAGGCCGCAATGTGATAAGTCTTAGTCATAGGTATTGTGCTAATGCCCTTTGAACCTTATTCATTGTCTCGGTGAATTGAAGCAACGTAGTTTTAATTTGATCTCTGAATATATCCATGATCACGGTATTTAATTCGCCTTTCTTGTCTGAGATTTGTTTGCTATTCAGTATCAACAGAAAGTTATTAATGTCGTCAACAACATTAATACAAGCCTTATTCATTTTCTTTTCAACGTCAGCAATAGCGTCAACACTTATCGAACTAAAATTATATTCCATTACAATTTTCTCCATTAATTAAACGTGATACCAGTCACCCTTTCGCAATATCAATCCCGATTCGTTTAACATAACAATCCCTTTAAACGTATGACATTGATTAAATTTCTCATCCACCCATGACACCATGAACGCCCAATTGTGATACGGAAACATTCTAAGCATCATCAAATCAAAGCCACGTCTAGTGCCGTCAAACTCAAACATCCTGACGCCTTGTAGTTCCAATTGTTTCATACCTTAATTCAAAGTTATGATGCTGCGCTCAACGGCTGTGACTTCGAGATTACGATACGTAAAGAACGCATCACGCAACACAAAATCAGCGGTGATATGATACTCACGATCTTTGTAGCGGATATTCCCATCAAACTTTCGCCACTGTCCATCATGAGGATGTTTCTTAGCCTCACGATAAATAATCATAATGATGTAAGCGTCACCATCTTTAGTAGTTAGTCTTTTGACGGTCATTGCAACCCCCTACATGCGGAGCGTCTGGACAGCATTTATTGATAGCGCCAGCGTTAGCCGTTCCATAACTTTTTAGCTGATCAAGCAAGCTTTCTACCTGGCGTTTTAGTTTTGTGTTCTCAGAACGCGACATACGATCATTGATAATCGCCCCGTTTATCTCGTTCTTACAGCGTTGTATTTCTTCCTCAAGGGATTTAATACGCAGATTCTTTTCGTGTAGACACTTCTCAAGATGTTGACGTGAGGGATGTTCTTGTTTAGGACGCTCATAGATACCGTTTAAGTTTGGGTTTGATTGCCCCACAACTAGAATCTTGCCAGCACCTAGCAATTCTTCGGCTGCCTTGCCATTCTCAGCCATAAACTTACTAACCTTTTCAAGCTCATCAAAGGTGATTTTATTCAATTGAGCAATTGACGGAAGCTTAGAGGTAATTTCTACCTGAACTATTGATTCTTTTGTTTCATCAATTGAATGACGCAAATACTGAGTATATTGCTCAAGCGCCATTAATCGGCTGGAAAGATTCGGAATAGTTTGATCTCGCTCTAAGCAATGATACCAATTCTCAATCACGCCTAGATGATGCTGAGTAGCATTGACCTTTGTGTTAAGCGTTTCTATTGCCCTATAAATATTTTGGATAGCTAAACAGTTTTCACAATGATCAACTCTATTGACATGACACTTACAGTGACATTCGAAAGGAACGTGACAGCCTGACATTTTAAATCCTTAAGGGAAATACCCTGATAAACCACCGTCTATAATCTGCATGACTCTTTTTTCTTTGCCGAGTTTGATAGCATTTAGCGGTGACAACATACCTAATCTTGGGTTAGTTGTCTTGAACCAATCCCAAGTTTTAGCGTCATCACCGTTAAAATACTTCTTCACCTTCTCAAAATACTCATGCGGAATCATTGAGAGCCTTAAGCAACTTCTTTTGACTGGTCGCAATTCGTTTCTGGATTAGCTTGATCGCTTTCTGGTTGGCTTTCTGGTGCGCTTTCCGCTGCTTGCGGTTGACTAGGAGACACCGGCGGTTGGGGGATGTTTTGGAATGGCACAAGGCTAATTCCTTTTTCCATCCAGACTAGGCCAGTTTCCATGTGTTGCATTGCTAATTGCAACGCACCTTGCATCACAGGGAATGTACGCAAGGAATCAATGAAAGCTTTGTAGTTGATATTCAATTGTTGAATCATCTGATTCTTGGCTTGCAAGAAATTCATAATGTCGGCTTGAGTGGGTTGAGCGGGTTGTTGTGGTGCTTCTTGCTGCGCTTCCGCTTGTGGTTCTTGTGCAAAATCGTTAACGGCTGCGTTCTCATTTACCTCTGACATTGTAGCTCCTTAGTTTTTACAGTTGAAAAATCCTTATTTCTTCTTTCGCATCTTCTTTAGCGTCTTTGCTAAACGTGCGCGTTGACCGATCTTGCCGCCTTTCTTGGCAGCAGCATTTAATTTCTTAGCGGGTATTTTCTTGCCTTTCTTAACGCCTAACTCCTTACGGAGTGCGCCAGGTTTCTTGATAGCCTTTTGAATCCATTTTTCAGCCATTGACAATCCCCTTTCCTTGGTTGGCTTTTAGATTAGCAATATCTTCCTTCAATTTTGTAATCAATTCCAGTAGTTCTTGAATGATGCCAGCGTCAGCACCAAAGAATTTTCGCCATCTTCGCTCAAGAATTGCAAGCCTACCACGCCAAGCAATGTGACCACCTTCGATCGCGTCTAAGTGTTCCCCCATCTTCTCGGCCTCAGTTTCTAGTATATCCTGCAATAATTGTGCAAAAACTGTATCGTTTCCCTCTTTAAAGTCATTTCTACCACTCTCAATCCAATAATAGAGGGTTCTTTCACAAATACGCGCAGACCACGCCGCGGCCTCGTAAGGCAAGTTTCGCTTAATAGAAGCAATGATTTTATCGTGCTTCTCTTGTGTGTACTCAAAAGGTTTTCCCTTCTTGGGCTTATTCATTCTGCAATTCCTTTGCAAATTTGTATCTAGTATGTCGCATCGAGTCCCCTATCACAAATCTCTAAATTTAGTCATGGGGCTAAATCACTCTAAATGTAACAAGTTAGCCCGTTAATTATTATTTCTCTGAGTGTTGACTTTGATTTCTCATAGTGTTAGACTTGATTTGTCTTAAAGCACTCACTAAGGAAAATTATCATGACTGAATCACCAAAAATCTATGTCGCTTGTTTAGCAGCTTACAACAATGGTAAATTGCACGGCGATTATATCGAAGCAAACAAAGGTGTTGAGCATATTTGGGATGGTATCAAGAAAGTATTAGCCACCTCACCTATTAAAAACGCCGAAGAATGGGCAATTCACGACTACGAAAATTTCGGTTCTATCTCCATCTCAGAAATGGAAAACATCGAAAAAGTCGCAGAATTGGCCGAGTTTGTAGAGGAACACGGCGAGCTTGGTACCGAGGTTCTGAGTTATTACGGTAATGATCTCGACCAAGCAAAGGAAATGTTAGAGGACAATTATCACGGCTCGCATCGTAGTTTAGCCGACTTCGCACAATCATTCATTGAAGAAACTCACGACTTATCAAATGTGCCGCAAATCATCCTGTATCACACCGATTGGGAAGCTGTAGCCCGCGATTTATTCATTGATGATTTCATTGATTTTGAAGTCAACGGCGATTACCACGTGTTTACACGGGCTTAACCATGAAGAAAAGGACTAGGAGAATGAAGGAAATCACATATATTCAAAAAAATGATGCCATTAAGTTAAGCTTCAAAGGGTTTATGGAAGTTAACAAAGCCGTGACCCGCGCAAGGGAAAGCGGCATAAATGGCAAGATTGAAGTACATCACATCATCATCAAGAACAAAGAAAATTTCACATACACCGTTTACTACATTAGTGAGGAAAACAAAATAAACGGTGCAGTGTTTCCATACAAACTAGGGGCTTAAAGCCCCTGGTTTCACTTTTTACCGCGCTGAGAACCAGCACCCATTGAGTAAGAAGCCTTAGCAGCCCCTTTGATTTGACCAAGTGCTTTATTAACCGACCCCATATTGCAGCCGCCCATTCCAGCCCCTTGACCTTTTGCCGCGCCCTGTCTAGGTGACGCTTTGTTTCCCATCTTGCCGTTTGAGTTACTTAACATCATGTTGATACCTCCATATTCGTTCATTTTAAGCCTCCTTGCCTACTCCGTGAAGAACCATAGAAAAAGTCAATTATCGTTTGCCATTTTGATACTAACATACCGACCAGCATTGATAATAGTTCTCGTCCTTGCGGGTTGATAGGGATTGGACAAAAGAGAAGTAGCAACGCACAAAAGAAACCAGCGGTGACAATGTAGGCCATATGACGCAGGAAATCTTTGTAGTCAACCGTCTTGGCAAGCTCGCGAGCGTCTTTGCGATCTTCTACCTCAGTGTCATAGTCGGTTGATGCTATTTTGGCGAGGGTTTCGGCGTGTTCATACTCAAGAGTTTTAAGTTTAATAGCCGCCTCTGGTGATTCTGAAATCGCATTATTAAGTGCGTTAAGGTCACTAGGATTGACGCCAAAAGCCTGTGACATAAGACTAATAGCAACCCCAGCGAGAGGAGTACCCAAGACGCTTCCGAGTAGAGGCGCAACTTTAGATACCACAGGCAGTATTTTAGTTTCGATAACATCTGTTAAGCCACCCATTTAAATCCCCCTTCCT